ACCGCAGCACGAACTTGAATAGCAGTCATGTTGAATCTCCAGTGAGCTGCCCCCCGTTCCATGAGCAGCCGTCATGCGTCCCGAATGGGATGAACGGACGAGATTCACTTTTTGCCTGCGATTTTTTTGTTGACAGCCTTCAGTTCCTCATTGAGTTTTTGCATGAGGTTCATGTCTCCAGCGATGGCAGCATTTTTGATTTGTGTTTGCAGTGCCATCCGTTGTTTGAGAAAGGCGTGATTAGGAAGAGGCATAAGAATTAAAAGGAATACTTGGCACCGATCTTGGTTCCTACACCAAGTTGTTCACCTGTAATAAACGAGAGTTCCCCATAGACACTGAGGTTCTCTTCGAGTTGCACAGAACCGCCAGCTTTGCCGGACAGCTCTACGTTGTTCTCATCAGGGCTAGCCAGCACAACCGGACCGCCTTGCAGGTACCAACTCTTGCCTTCGACACCCGCGTGGATGTCTACACCAGTAGATTGATATTCACCACCAAGGTAACCCTGGTTGGCTTCAACATTGACGTAAGGAGATGCTTGTACTCCATGGGCACAACCCAAGAGCAGACCAGCGAAGATAATAGATTTCATTTGTATAGGGTGGATAAGTTAAGCAGTTTTTTTCTTTTTCTTTTTCGGCCAGCCAGCTTTCATAGCTTTGTAAGACTTAGCCGAAACAGTTGAGTTTTTAGCTGAGCGAGAGATGCCCAGCGCACGACGACGATTGATGTTTTCTACGAGACTCATTTTTTAGGCCTTGGCTTTTTAGGCGGACGGCCTTTCTTCGAGCCATAGGTTCCGGGACCGGAAGGCATGGTTTTAGAAGTTAAGGTCAGATCGATCCAGCTTTGTCAGGACATCGTTTCGGTATGCCGGATCGTTGTCATACCGAGGGTCTGCCATTGCGGCTACAAGCTCAGCTTGGCTACGGAAGGCATCGACAGGTGCGGCTGATGCTCCTTTGCCAGTCAGCATCCGACCTTCAGTGCCGAAAGCAGAGTCGTACCTGGACTTAAGTCCATTAACTACAAGTTGAATCGCTTCCGCGTTGCCGTTGCTGATGATGGAATCAAAGGCTTCGATCTCTTGCTGATTCAGGTTTTGACCAGCCCATTCGATGACCTGGCTATATGCCTGCTCACCACCAACTGAGTTTTTGATGGAGTTGACATCTGCATCAGAAAGATCAGGTACGTCTTGCTGGGCGAGCTGTTCAGGAGCATTGGCCTGCATCTCGATGTATGCGTTGACCAGATCCTGACTGCTCATCTGCGAGAACTTCGCCATCGTTTCAGGCGTGAGTTCACCGCTTTCAGCCCATTCACTAGACGCCTCAGTAATGAGCGTCGCGCCAGCCGAGAGCTCAGGCTGGTCGGACTCAGCTTCATCAGCTTCGCCCTCATCACCCTCGCCCGCTTCCGGTTCATCGCCACCTTCACCAAGCTTCTTCTGTAGTTCAATGTATGCCTTTTCAAGTTGTTCGGCGTTTTCATACTTACCCGCGAGAAGCTGTTGTTCAGCCTCAACCATCTGTTCTCCTACTTGCAGTGAGTCTTGCTCATCAGCAGTAAGAACTTCAGAATCGGGGGTGGTATCGACGGTAAGAGTTTCAGCCATATTTATTCAGTAGGAGGTGGAGTTTGTTCTTCTTGACCCATTTGCATGGCTTGCTCAGCTATTGGAGAGCGAGCAAGTTGACCAGCTTGATTGACAACGGATTGTCCAATCTGATCTTCTTTTTCCTGTTGTTGTTCCTGTGCAAGCTGTTCTTCAGTCTTGATCAGGTTCAGTACATCAATGCCTTGTGCGGCTGCCAGTCGTTTGATGACTTCAGTCGGGTTGATATATCGCAGTAGTGCCTCAGGGCCAAGAGTCTGAGCAACTGTCTGCATGAAGCCAGAAAGGCTTTCACGATCTTGTCCACGACCCAGTGCGTTCACACCGGCAACGATCTGTGGACGGACGAACTCCTTTGGAATCTTCGGAAGCTGTCCATTGCGTTGGAGAACAAGCATGATCCGATTCAGATACGGAACAAGGAACTCCACTGTGAGAAGACTGAAGAGGCCACCGAGCTGTTGCTCCAGTTCGAGCTGGGTCAGTCGGACCTCTTCTGCTGTAGTGCGCTCAGACTGACGGATGTTCAGCTTCAGGAAGCCTTCGCCAATACGTCGTTCGATCTGCTGAGCCATGTTGGCGGCAGTAGCGAAGTCAGCGGTCTTGCCGACCTGGACGACAGACACGTCATCTGGACGACCCTGAATGATCGCGCCATTGCCAGCCTTAGCAAGTGATGCAGGCTTGGTAGTGGAGCTGGGAGAGACCATGAAGACAACCTTCGCAGCAGCGGAGGAGCCTTCGATCAGAGCTTGAGAAAGAGCGTTGAGGGAACGAAGGTCACCGAGGAACTCCTCAACACGACCGCGTCCGTAGTCTTCACCCGATGGGCTGTCTACAGAAACGAAGCGGAGAGGGAGCCAAGGCGAGGCGTTCTTAGGAGCGGTGCTGCGGCTACCAGGAATGATCATGTCGTGGACTTCCTGATGCCATACCCAGCGACCGTTCTCCATACGGACATGGGTGTAAACATCACACTCACTCGTTCCTTGACTGGAGTCATCGGAAACGTTCATGGAGTCGTACTCCTTCAGAACATCGCTTAGGAGTTCCTTAGCGACGATCTCCTTAGTGACGATCTCGATGACGCTGCCATTGCCATCACGGCTGACGACAAAGCGATTGAGTGGATAGTTCTTGAGACCTTCCTTACCCATATAGATAAGGGAGTTACCAGAGACAATCAAATGCTTGATTGCTTGGTGGACAACCACGCGGTCATTAGACGCAGCGATGAAGTCCATGATGGTTCGTTCGATCTTGCTGAACGACAGGTCCAGCTCACTACGAATCTGAGGTTGGTCAAGTTCGCCAAGCTTGTCATCACGAACTTGCAGCTTAAAGAAGGTTGTCTGCGGAGGTAGCAGAGCCAACATCAATTTGCTTGCAAGGACGTTCACACAGGAACTTCCTACGTTTTGCCAAGGCTGACGAAGAGTCTTATGAGGTTTTGAATTAGTGTCTTCTGTGACCAGATAAGGAAGGGTCAGCTCTGAACACTCAATAGCGGTGTTCAGAAACTGAGACCTGTTACCTGCCAGTTTGTCGTAGATCTTACGGGCCGACATTCAGACCTCCGCCACCACCAGGGGTGTTAAGAGGAACTCGGAGTTGGTCGGCAACACCACCAGACCGAGAGCGGGTTTCCGCAGATTTCTTGCGACCGTACTTCACACGAGGACGAGTGTCTTCTGTATCGATGTCGGTAGGACGTTCAACAGGAAGAGGCTTAGGAGCTGGAGGTGCAGCAGGAGTCGGCGGTGGAGGTGCGGGTGGTTTAACTGGCGGCGGGCTGGGCGGTTTGCTAAATAGACACATTGGTTTTTTCAGTACGTTGTTTAAGCCACTCCACAATGGATCTCTGCCCTGCTCGATACATGATCTGGGAGAGTTCGGTTTCGGGAGTAGGGTTTACGGGCGGAAAGAATTCATCTAGTTCTTGAATCAACTGATCCAGATTTGGACCGAGTATTGCTTCAAGCGTATTGGGGTAGGTTGACATTGCTGTGCTCAAAGAAAGCAGGCATACGAGCTGCCTGAGTAAAGGCAAGATCAGGAGCCTTACCTTCGTACATCAGACGATCGCTTGAGTTAAGCCAGAAGTCTTTATCAAGCATCCGGTTCTCAGTGTTCTTCTTCAGTGGAGCCATCACCCAGGAGATGGTGGCCTTACGAAGATTGTCGAGAGACTTGCTGGGCTTAAGACCCAGCTCACGACAAACAAGGCTGTTACATGCGACGTGCCCTCTTTCGTCTATTGATATATCGGCCGATGCACTTCTCATGCCAGCGTCACCGTGAGCGCGAAAAAAGGGGAGCAAAACGAAAAACAACGCACGCTCCGCCACCATCGCTTTGAGGATGGTGTGATCGTGATGTTCCACCCACGCCTTTTGTAGGGATTGAGCTTCACGTTCCGCCTTCGCATCAGTGCCGTGAGCAATGGCGATGTTACCCAGAGCGATGTCATGCTTAATTTCGTCCTGGATATTTGAGAGTAGTAGCTCTCTCGCTGTATCTGGAACTTCAGTATCCAAGGCATTAGTAATAAAGTCTCCTACGGGAAGTTCAAGATTCCGTAGGGCAAGAGCCCGAAAGATTGTCTCTTCCGAACCCTCAGCCAGCTTGCCCTTGGTTGGCATCACTGGTTCCCATGAACGTTTTTTGCTTAGTAGTTTTTGATAAGGGTTCATTCCTGACAATCACATTGTAGTTCTTCATCGTTGCCGAGAATGTCGGCAAGATAACCTTCTACGTC